AGCAGTAGTGAGAGCCGTCACTGTATAGTGAGTTAGCATCACTACTGCCGCAATGAGAACAAGACGTGTGTCTTATGAACTCACTACTCTCTTGCATCAATACCTTCCTCTATGATGTCAGCCATCATTCTAAGTTGATGTACAAAGTATGTGAGAAACTGGTCATCATACTTGTCAGAATCCTCTAACATGATGTAAGTCATTACGTCATAGGGTACTTGCTTTTTGAACTCAACGTCATCAAGATAGATAGATACACTCAGTCCATTCTTAGTAAACTCAGCGTTCATATCAATGTCAGTGACGAGTTCTTCTTTTACTTCAATCACGCTCATTTAACCATTCCTCTGGTATAGTTCCCTCACTAAAGGTAAACCCATGTAGGGTTGCCCACTCAGCACAAGTCATCTTAGTCCCATCCTTACGTTTCTTTGCACCCTGTATGGTTGCGTTAGCGTTCTGAAACACAAAGCGAATATCCAAGTCAGGATACTGTGCCTTGATTGCCTTCATCTTACGCTGTGCATCCTGCCTGAAGTACCCCTTCAACTCTACATACATAGCATTGATTTGGTTCTCAGTCCCTAGCTTTAGGTCAGGTACATAGTGACGTTCCACATAGTACGCCAGTTTATCTGGTTCATACACATGAGGAACGCCACGCTCGTTTAGGTCAGAGATGACTCGTTCCTCAAAAGTCCCCTTCGGCATCCGCATCTACCTGACCATCGTCAAACATATCTGACGCATCATCCTTGGCTACAGCCTCTGCAACGAAGCCGTCCTCCTCATCAAACATATTCTTACCAGCATACTCAATGAGTTCTATTACTTGTAAGCCAACGAGACGACAGGATAGTCCAACCTGTTTGGTAGCTTGCATCATGTAGGGTACTAAGTCAATAGCAACCTTAACAGTAGAGCCGTTACCAATGAGGATGCCAGTAACAGGGTTACGCTTGGAATCCATTACGATAGGTGCTGAACCCTTCCACTTAGAGCCATCCTTACGGACACCCCCAGCGTTCTTCTTCGCCCTAAACACAATGTTCCCAGTCTCGTCACCGTTTTCATCTAGTTCAGGTGCGTATGGCTTGCGGATGGACAGGCTTGCCTTTAACTTAGGGTTTGCCTTGACGTGATTGTTAAACTCTTCTTCACAGAGATTATCAAGCTGTTCACATATGCTTGCCGCTTCGTCCTCAGGGACAATTACATCAATAGAATATGTACCTTCAGTATTGAACTTGGTGTCAGGTGTGAATACCTTTGCCCAACTTGCAGAACCTTTGATAACAATTCGTTGTGGTTTCTTTTCCATTCATTACTCCAATCGTTGTTGAAATGGCTAGAGGGTAACTTTAGAAACTATGCAAAGAAGTACTCAGATTCAAGTACCCTTTGTAAGTCTAAAGCACCACAGCTAGGTGGATGTGGTAGGTCACTCGTACCTAACACGCTCATTGCATGAGTACGCAATTCGTCTAGGACATCATGCTCCTCATACATCTTAACAAACTCCTCTCTCAGTATGTCAGACAGCAGTGGCATCATAGTTGTGTGTGTTCCATAACTATCATGTACCATAGCATAGTCTTTAATACCATAGCCAGAAGCCTTGTTAATTGTCTTGGTCATGGCGGCAGCATCTAGACTGTGAATAAAGTTAGGGCTACTACCAAGTCCTGTTCTTCTCTTGTTTACACTATTATCCTTGTCTTGTAAATAGGTAACTGTAAGGATGTCACCATTAAGGTGTGTCTTAATCCTCTTCTTGTTGGTCTCGTTGTACTGTTGAATGACAAGCCATCCTGTTGGTGTCAGCCATTCCATGTACTTGTTCTGCTCTGAGTATGCCTCGCCTATCTGCTTCACATAGTCCATGACTCTGGATGCCGCTTGGATAACATCAGAGATAGAGTCCCACACAAACTTAGCAAGGTAACTACTAGCCTCAAAGCAGTCATCACCAAAGATGTTCTCAGCACCATCAGCAATACGTTCCTTCATTGCCTCTTGAATGTAACCACGACAGGCATGGCGTGTGCCAGAGTAGGGTACAATCATGACAGGTCTCTTGGTTATCTTCCTGTCAATCCCAAAGGCTAGGCACTTCCGTGCTAGTTCTGTGTCGTCTGCCTGTAGCTTGGCTACTGTCTCGTCAGCTACCTGTTGGTATATATCCTGAGGATGCTCAGTAGGTACAAGGTTAGTAGCATACCCACCACGCTCATCCCTGAGGATGGCAGACAGGTGTTGTAGTCCGTTACAGCTACCATCTACAGCGACAGGTAGCGTGGACTCATAGCCCCATCCCTCTTTGTTCAAGGCGGCAAACTCAAAGCACCACGCTAGGAATTGAAATGGTTTGTCTGCCTCAGTCCACAGCGTGTAGTCGTATGGGTTGGCTACAATCCTGTTGACCTCATCAACAAAGTTCCATGCCCATGTCTCTCGTTCATTCAGGGTTATCTTGTCGTTGCCATACAGGTTAGCACCATGAATACACAACCACCTAGCATCATCCCAGTTCTTGATGGGCATACTGTAGGTAAATCTCATCAGAGACTTAGACCAGTCAGCCCCCTGTGGTGACATGAAGGTACTGCTTGCATACTTGCGTGAGCGAAAGTCGTTCTGCCACACATAGAAGAACTCCTCATACTGATTGTAGTCCTTGGCAACCTGTAGTGTACGCTCTACCTGTACACGCTTACTGATTGTCCTGTTGTTCATTGAGTATATCTCATTGCGTCTGCGTGACCAGATGCGGAAGGCATCCCTCTCATCCTCTGACATATCGTTAGGGTCTTTGCTGAAGGGATACTCAGGCAGTGGCAAGTCCTCTCGTGCTGGCAGTCCAGCCCATGACTGTCCACCCTCCCACAGATTAAGCATAACCTGTAGCAGTTCCCGATTGATTGACCATGATGTACCCTGTAGGGCATTGAGACAGGCATACTCTTGCGACAGGTCTAACTTAGATAACCTTCTCAGGTGATACTTCAAACTCATTTGCGCCTCACTATAGGTAACTCGTCAATAACTTTACCATGATACCCACCACCAGTTACCCCTGTCCATTCCTTTGGCGTGATAATACATGGTGCATACATGGGCTTTGCTGTCTCAGCTATCTCATTAAAAGCCTTTATCCATTCCTCTGTTCCTTCTGTTGCTACGACATGGTTGACTGTCTTGTTAGTCTTGACTGTCTGCTTAGTCAGTCTCACCATGCCTGTTGTCCTGATGATAACATCAATCATCCTTAGTCCTACATGGATACGCTCAGTCTTGTCCCATTCAGTGTGCTTGTAGCCATCCTTGTTCATCTTGTGGGTTAACCCAAAGCGTCTGGCTGTCATGCCCTTCTTCATGGCAAGCTTGATGGTGTTGTGTGCTATGTCACCCTCATCCTGTATCCATCTGTCTAGTCTGTCCTGTATTTCTATGTTAGCACCCATGGTTCTAGCCACATGAAGCAGTACAGTCCTGCGTGACAGGCTGTCTATCATAGATACACAGGCAATATAGGCTACCTGATCTGCATCCATGTGCTTGATGAGTCCGTGAGTTATGTCACGGTTAGAATTAGGATGCTCCTGTATCTCTCTCACGCCCTTGCTGACAGCCTCTATGATGTTGGCTAGTATAACCCTACCGTGTTTAGTTTGTGCCTCTCTGTTGCCCTCTACAGCCGCATCTAAAGCCCTTCTAAATCGGTGGATACCACCAGTCATCATTTCTGCTTCAAGTTCAAGCTGATTTTCTAAAGTTACCCTCATAGAGAGACCCCCCTTTTACATATACTTAAGAACATAGCCAACACAGGGTAGTAAAACAAGCATCAGAAAGCCTATCAACTGTATTCCTGTGGTGTCATCAAAGTCTGTTAGGTTTCCTAAGATACCCACAAGAAGTAAAAAGATAATAGGTATCCATATAAACAAATCCATTAGTCTTCTCCATAGGTAAACACCCTAGCTAGTTCTTCTTGTGAGTA